ATCAGTGGAGCAGCAGGCATGCTCAACAATATACTTAGTCTCAAGCGAGGCATCAACATACCCAAAGGGGCAGAAGTGTTTGCACCACAAGGGCAGGCTATACAGTTGAAAGCAGGATCCAAGGATGATTGGCGAGTGCGTATAAATTGTGAATGGAATACTTTTAATAGTCCGTTATTCGGAGTTCTCAAACAAACTGGCGGTGTGGTATGGCCATACATGCCTAACATCACTGTCAGCACCAAGGCAGAATACAATACTATACCTATAACTCATGCCAACTATTCTCAATACAGTTACAAAAACAGTGTGGTTGATGATATATCAATCAGCGGTGAGTTCAGTTGTGAAACTGCCACAGACGGCGCCTACTGGATAGCAGCAACTACATTTTTTAAGACAGCTACCAAGATGTTTTTTGGGCAAGGTGATCTTGCAGGTAATCCTCCTATTATTTGTAATCTCACAGGTTACGGTAGTCATGTGTTTGACAAGGTTCCTGTGATTATAAAATCATTCTCAGTGGATTTCAAAGACGATGTAAACTACATCAAATGTGATCCTTTTCAGAACGGCAAATACACTTGGGTGCCTGTGTTGAGCACAATAACAGTGCAAGTAGCGCCTGTATACAGCAGACAAGGACTGAGAAAATTTAGCTTACAAGACTATGCTAGAGGCAAAATGTCCGGTGAAGGCCAAGTAGGATATATCTAATGGCAAAATACTCTAAAACCAGTCCCTGGTCTGATACTAGGCAGAATAATTTTTATCTCGATCTCTTAGAGATTAGACCAGTGCCAGCCGAAGCAGATGATTTTCGATATGTGATTGAAAACCAATACAGGCATCGACCCGACCTTTTGGCCTATGACGTATATGGCAATGCCAAACTATGGTGGGTGTTTGTACAAAGAAACATGAGCGTTATCAAAGACCCTATATACGATTTTGAGCCAGGAACTGTGATATACTTGCCAAAAAAAACAAACCTTGCAAAGTTTCTAGGAGTATAAATGGTCGCTAGATTTTTAGCCAACGCTATAGAACAGTTTAAACCAGACGGCACCCGGGCTATTGCAGAATTTACCAACAGCAATCTTGCCATAGGCAATGCTGTGAGAACGACCCTTGAAGTTCCAGCACGAGCCTCTGACATGCTGGAAAATGGTAAATCTAATCAGGAAACAAAAACAAACACCACAGCTGCATCGGCTAAGAAAAATCTACCTGCATTAGTTCGTAATCCCATGGAAGTGTTTGCCAGTAATAATGTGTTGTGGACATTGGCATGTTTGACTCCGCAGCAGTTTAACGATCCTAAAACTTATAGAGATAATCCGTCAGCATTGAAAAATTTAGTGTTTTCATCTGCAGGACGATTCGACGCAGACAGAGTGGCGACATTTTTTGGCAGTCCGGAATACTACATCAACAACTTTGTAATGCAGACAGTGATAGGAGCCAATGAAGCCACAGGCAACAGCAATGCTGTTAAATTTTCATTTGATATAATTGAACCGCATTCTATGGGACTGTTGTTACAAAGCATGCAGAATGCCGCAGTAAAAGCAGGATATCTTAGTTACCTAGACAACGCACCATTTGTATTGCGGATGGATATTCAGGGATTTAATGAACTAGGACAAAATTTGTCTCAGATAAAACCCAAGTATTTTGTAATGAAACTGTCGTCTACTAAGTTTACAGTCAATGAAGGCGGTAGTGTATATAAAGTAGAAGCAATTCCATATAATCATCAAGGATTTTCTGATGCTATCAACACCACTTATAGTGATGTAAAAATATTTGCCAGCGGCAAAGGTCATGTATTTGATTTGTTGTCGGGCAGCGAGGGCAGTCTTGTAGCATATCTCAACAAGAATGAAGACAAATTAAAGGCCGAAGGAAAGATCACCGAAAAAGATGAATATGTCATCCAGTTTCCTATACTGTCCAGTGACTGGCAAAGTTCAGCAGGCAATCAATCAGAAGTTAAAAAGGCAACGGTAAATCCATCCGAAGGAGCCTCTACTAAATCAGCAGTGCAAAGCTCTATGATTAAAACAGATCCTCAGCTACTGGATCAGAACAACATAGCCTCTGCAAGTTTGGGATTTGATCAAAGTTCTGGCGGTCGTGCAGTTTTCAAGCGAGCTGGTGATCAATACGATGAAAAAACAGGTGTGTTAAAAAGAGAAGGCATGACCATAGATCCAAAAACTCGAGCCTTTCAATTTGGACAGAGTCAGTCATTGACAGCAATTATTAATCAAGTGATCCTCAGTTCGGAATATGCCACCGAAGCCTTAGAACCTAAATTTCTAACACCGCAGGGATTTATCAAGTGGTTTAAACTAGATGTGCAAATAGAGCTGTTGAAATTTGATGTTATCACAGGCGATTATGCAAAAAAGATCACTTACAGGGTAGTGCCATATCTAGTGCATCAAAGCATATTTGCCAACGCCACATCCGCACCGGTGGGTTATGCGGAACTAATGAAAGATGTAGTCAAAGAATACCAATACATCTACACCGGACAAAATGTAGATATTCTTAGTTTCAGTATTGACATCAATAATTTATTCTATGCAGGAGCAAATCCTAAACCAGAAGCTGATGCCGCTAAAACTTCCACACAAGATCAAAACGCAGCTGAAACAAAGAATTCTTCTACTAAAACAGGTAAAGGACAAGCTGCGGAAGTGCAGTCTGCACAAACCGGTAGAGCTAGACCAAAACGTGATCCTAGACTATTGAAAGGATTCAAAGGCGGTTCTGAATACAAAACTGTTGAACAAAACGTTGCAGAGAATTTTCAAGAAGCGTTTATCAGTGGCAGCAGTGCTGACATGGTCACGGTAAATCTTGAAATACTTGGTGATCCTTATTGGTTGATAGATTCGGGAATGAGTAACTATTTTGTAGGAGCCGCTTCGCCCACAGCACAGATAACAGACGATGGCACTATGAACTATGAAAGCGGCAACGTCTATATCTATATGACATTCAGAACTCCAGCTGATGTGAACACATTAACTGGTCTATACGATTTTTCAATAGCAGGAAAGGAAAGCCCTTTTGGCGGTATATATAGAGTTGTCAGCTGCGAAAATCAATTCAATGATGGAAATTGGAAACAGAAATTGAAATGTATTAGAATGCCAGGCCCACAAGGACCGGAAGTCAACGAAACTATTACCGGAGACAAAGCATCAGTGGTAGACAAAGCAGATGTGCCAGCGGTAGAAATAGGCGACAAAGAACCGCCAAAAACATCATTGGTTGACAGCAGTGCTTCTAGCTCTACAGTTGGAGCTGACACTGCATCCTCTAGCACAGGCGCTCAACCAACCACTACATCTAATCAACCCCAACGAAGAGTGGGCTTTAGATATTATCGAGATCTAGGACAAAATTAATGGCAGAATTATCAAGACCGTCAGTTGATGATGAAGGCAGAAGCGGTGGGTTAACCACGGGCATATACATCGCCCGAGTTATCAGTCATCTTGACCCTTCCTTCATGGGATCTATCGAAGTTACCTTATTGAAAGATCAGTCAAACGCATCAGGTGACGACAGTCAAACTTTTATTGTGAAATACGCATCGCCGTTTTTCGGTTATACTCCATTTGAATTCATGGGAAACAACGATGGATCAAAGTCAACCATTGACGGGTTCAGCGACACACAGAAATCATACGGCATGTGGTTTGTACCGCCGGATGTTGGTGTTAATGTGTTGGTATTGTTTGTCAATGGCGATCCTGCAGCAGGTTATTGGTTTGCCTGCGTACCTGGCATCAACATCAATCACATGGTACCAGCCATAGCTAGCAGCACTGTAAACAGTTTAGATGCTGAAGATAAAAAAAGATATGGTAATACTACCTTGCCCTTGCCTGTGGCTGAAATCAACAAACGCATCAATGGCGACACGCAGGAAATTGATCCAGAAAAATATCCCAGAGTAGTCCATCCTATAGCAGATAGATTTCTCGAACAAGGTTTGTTAGAAGATGATGTCAGGGGATTCAATACAAGTTCACCGAGGCGAGAAGCTCCTAGCATGGTGTTTGGTATATCTACTCCAGGTCCGCTTGATCGCAGAACCAGTGCTAAAAAACAACAAATAGGCAAATCAGACAGTCAGGCCACTGTGCCAGTGAGTAGATTAGGTGGCACACAGTTGGTCATGGATGACGGCAATGATAGATTTCACAGAGAAAAATCTGCTGCAGAAGGTCCAGTGAAATACATCGATCTTTTAGATCCTACTAATCAGAAAAAAGGTGATACAGGATCTGCAACGATCCCTGCTAGTGAATATTTTAGAGTAAGAACAAGAACTGGGCATCAGATCCTGATGCACAACTCAGAAGATCTAATCTATATTGCTAATGCTCGTGGCACAGCATGGATAGAACTTACCAGCAACGGTAAGATCGATGTCTATGCACAAGACAGCATCAGTGTGCATACACAGCAAGATCTCAACATACGTGCTGCTCGAGATATAAATCTAGAAGCAGGTAGAAATATCAATATGAGAACTGAATCGGGTAAGTGGCACGTAGAAATTGCCACAGACATGGAATTTTTAATCAACAATGATTCTAAACTCACAGTGGGTGCTAACCTAGATATATTAGTCGGAGCCAAGACTAAAATATCCACCAACAACGATCTAGATATTGCATCCGGAGCAGAAACTAAAATTAGCTCCACTTCAGATATCAATTTAGGTAGTGGCGCAGAAGTCAAAGTCAACGGTACTAAAATATTTTTTAACGGTCCTACAAACGCAGAAACTGCCGAGGCTGCTGACTTTGTAAGACCCTATGATCTCAGAGACAATTTAGCCACTAGCACTACAGCAGGTTGGGACAAGCGTTACCAAGCTGGCATTGTAAAAAGCTTCATGAAACGCATACCCATGCATGAGCCTTGGGCCTTGCATGAACATAGAGCACCGCAATTATTAACTCCAGATAAAACTGACAGGGACACCTAAAACATGGCCACAAGACTATACAACCAACAAACAGCAGCGCAGCGTTCTGCTACGGTAACGCAGAATCAAGGTCAGTTCACCTATAAAGGATTCAGCTCTACTGAAGCTAATAAGAACTTTAAGCTATACGATATCAATCTTGTCAAGCAGGATTTGATCAATCATTTTTATATTCGCAAAGGCGAAAAACTGGAAAATCCGGAATTCGGCACAGTGATCTGGGACATGCTGTTTGAACCATTTACTCCTGATGTCAAAGAAATCATAGCCAAGGACGTAGAAGCCATCATCAACTATGATCCGAGATTTGCAGTCACTGAAATCAACATAGACAGCACAGATCAAGGCATGCGTATTCAAGCAGATTTGGTGTATATTCCGTTTAACATCAATGAACGTATGACCTTGAACTTTGACAAAAACAACAGTGTGATTAACTAAGCAGTTTATTTTTAAGGGTAAATATTGGTATGACTACAACTAGCAGACAAAACAATCTCATACTGAATCAAGATTGGACCAGGATATATCAGACCTTTAAAAACGCGGATTTCCGCAGCTACGACTTTGAAAATCTGCGCAGGGTTATTATCACATACCTACGTGAAAACTACCCAGAAGATTTCAACGACTATATAGAATCATCAGAATACATGGCATTGATAGATGCCGTAGCGTTCTTGGGCCAGAGCCTAGCATTCCGCATAGATCTTGCCAGCCGTGAAAACTTTATTGAACTAGCGGAGACCAAAGAAAGTGTGCTGCGTATTGCTCGCATGCTCAGTTACAATGCCAAACGCACAGCAGCCGCCAGCGGACTTTTAAAATTTGTTTCAGTATCTACCACTGATACTATCGTCGACAGTAATGGCAAGAATCTTGCCCAACAGTTGATAACCTGGAACGACCCTACCAATACCAACTGGTTAGAACAATTTCTCACTGTGTTGAACAGTGCTATGGCCGACAACACAGAATTTGGTCGCAGCCAAGGTTCTGCTACCATCCAAGGAATTCCCACAGAGCAATATAGATTCCGAACTGTGGGCACAGATGTACCTTTGTTCTCGTTTACCAAGACTGTGGCCAGTAGAAGTGTAAATTTTGAAATAGTCAGCACATCTTTCAAGAACAGTGAAAATATCTATGAAGAGCCTCCAGTTCCGGGTAACCAATTGGGATTTATATATAAAAATGATGGATCTGGACCAGGCAGTGCTAACACAGGATTTTTTATACAGTTCAAGCAAGGTAGTTTGGAACTAGCAGATTTTTCTATAGATGTACCAACTACCAACGAAAAAATTGCAGTAGACGCAGGTAATATCAATAATGACGATGTGTGGTTATTTTCTCTTAATTCGCAAGGTGCCCAACTGGAAGAATGGACCAAAGTATCATCGTTAGTAGGTAATAATATTGCATATAACAGTGTAACACAAGACATACGCAACATATATGCTATCAACACCAAAGAAAATGACAACATAGATCTCGTATTCGCAGACGGCGTTTACGGAAATCTACCGCAAGGAGCATTTAGGGTATTTTATAGAACCAGCAATGGTCTATCCTATACCATATATCCCAACGAATTAAGAGGTATTAACATTTCTGTATTATACAGAAACAAAAATAATGTTGAGCATACACTTACTATAGGGTTGGCTTTACAGAGCACTGTAGCAAACTCAGCAGCATCGGAAGACATAGACACCATCCGAGCAAATGCGCCAGCAGTGTATTACACTCAGAATAGAATGATCACTGCAGAAGATTATAATCTTGCTCCGTTGTTAGGATCGCAAAACATTGTAAAAATAAAATCAGTCAACAGAACCAGCAGCGGCATCAGCAGAAATTTTGACATCATTGATGCCACGGGAAAATACAGCAGTATAAACGTATTTGGTGATGACGGATATCTTTATAAACAAGAAGACGAATCGGTATTGTCATTTAAATTTACCAGTAGAATAGACATCATTAACTTTCTTAGACGCAGCATAGAACCAGTTTTTACTGACGCAGAAATTTACAATTTTTATTTTACCAAGTTTGATAAAATACTTTTC